TGTACAACCACTACAACAACAACTACCATTCCTCCAACAACAACTACTACAACAACAACTCTTCCTCCAGGAGTGTATTCTTATTCAGTAAGATTAGATAATTCTACAGCAACAATTTGTTCAGCTGTAATTGTAACAGTTTATTCTAGTAGTGTATTGTTAACCACTGGTGATACTATATACTATGATAGTGGTCTTGCCATCAGTGTAACAGGATATGATTATGTGGTTAGATCATCAGGCCCTCCAGATATTTATAACTTAAATCCTGGAACAGGAGTGATTGGTTCAGACACTACGCTTGATTGCTAAATCTGATATAGATATATAAAAAATTATTTTTAAATAAAATTATAAAATGAGTTGCATACCTTCCCCATATTGTAATATTTCAATAACTGTAACTTCAGGGTTGTCTTATATCACTGGTGATTTTATCACTCTGTATTGTTCTAATTGTAATTATATATCTGGACAAGTAGTTTCTTACAATATTGGTACTGGAGCATTAGTTTTCACACCTCTTTCTTATGAAGGAACAGGAACTTGTTGTTCTTGGACAATTAATTTATCAGGGGTTCCAGGGGTGATTGGTAGTTCTGGCACAAGTGGATCTAGTGGTTCAGCAGGTTCTAGTGGTACAACAGGAACTGGAGGCACATCTGGTACTACAGGAACTAGTGGAACAAGTGGAATAGATGGTACATCTGGAACAAGTGGGTCTGCAGGAACTTCTGGTACAAGTGGAACTAGTGGAACTAGTGGACTCACCCCTGATCCTAATGCAAGAAATGAAACCACATTTACAGCAACAGCAGGACAAACAGTATTCACTGTAACATATAATGTAGGACAAGTAGATGTTTATTATAATGGTTCTAAACTTGCTCCTTCAGAATTTACAGCAACCAATGGTACAAGTATAACATTAGCCACTCCTTGTTTATTGGGTGATATAGTGGATGTAGTGGCATATGTAACAGGTGTAACAGGAACTAGTGGCACTACAGGTACATCTGGTACCAGTGGAACTACAGGAACAAGTGGTACATCAGGAATTGATGGAACATCAGGAACCACAGGTACAAGTGGTACAACAGGAACTAGTGGTACAAGTGGAACCACAGGTACAAGTGGTACTACAGGAATTGATGGAACTTCTGGTACATCTGGTACCAGTGGTACAACAGGTACAAGTGGTACAACAGGTACAAGTGGTACAACAGGCACAAGTGGTACAACAGGTACAAGTGGAACTTCTGGTACTACAGGTACCTCTGGTACTTCAGGGTTATCTATATCATTAACTGCAATAGGCATAACACCAAACGCAAATGCAGCGAGTCTTGTTGGAAGTCTTTTAAATCTACAACCTGCTGATGCAAGTTTTGGAGGTGTAATGACAACAGGTACTCAAACCTTTGCAGGAGCAAAAACATTCAGCTCAGATATTTCAGTAAATACTACTATGACTGTTGGTCGTGGTGGTGGAGGAATTTCATTTAATACTGCATTAGGAACAAACGCATTATATTCTAATACAACAGGCTCATTAAATGTTGCATTAGGTTATCAGGCAGGATTTGGTTCATTAGGTACAAACGCTAATACAACAGGCTCAAATAATATATTCATAGGTTATAATTCAGTAGGCACTTCAGCAACCGATAGTAATAAAACATGGATAGGAAATGCTGCAACTACACAAACTTGGTTGGGTGGTAATTTAGTTGTAAATGGTACAACAATATCAAACGGAACGTACACCTATACGCTACCATCAGCTACAGGTACTTTAGCTTTGACATCTGCTTTGAGTGGTTACTTACCATTGACAGGAGGTACGCTTACAGGAAATTTAACAATAGCAAAAGATAATCCTAAACTACTTTTAACAGACAACGCAGGAGGTTCTCAAAATAATTATAGTATTAACTCAAATTTTGGGTTTTTTAATATAAATGATGAAACTGCTGGTGGAACTTCATTTATGTCTTATGGTGGAGGTTTATTTAATTTCACAGGAGCAGCTACGTTTAGTTCAACTGTTACTGCGAATGGAGGATTTTATTTACCTGCAGGAAGTTTTGGAACATCTCCTAATTTTTCATATACTAATTCAATTACTTATGGATTAAATTCAACAGGTGGTAACGCAGGAGTTTATTTTGGTAATCAATATAATAGCAGTTTAGCTACTGCTATGCAATTAAGAGTTGTGGATGGTGGTGGTACAAATATTTCCGCTATGACCATCACATCAGGTGGTAACGTATTAATAGGAACAACAACAGACGCAGGTTACAAGCTAGATGTTAATGGTACTTTCAGAGCCACAGGAGCAGCTACGTTTAGTTCAACTGTTACTGCGACAGGATTTATAGGCGGTTTATCTGCTCCTACGTTCAATAATGGCACAACATTTATTAATTTTTACGACAGCATGGTTGGTAATACAAGTAGAGCAGCTATTATATACAACTCAGCTGATTCACCTACTGCTGGTGGTATGTGGTCTGTACAGTTTGTTAAATGGGATGGTGCCTATGGTTCTATGACTGCATTAAATATGGAACCTGGTACTCAAAACTTTTATGTAAAAACACTATATGGAGGAACATGGAGTTCGTGGGTACAAAAATAAATCCATATAAGAACTAACAGAAAAACAAATAGAAGAACTAAAACTATTAATTAAATAACATGGGATTACCACAGAATTTAGGAAGATTATCCGCAGCATTAACCTCTGATGCATCATTAAACATTGGTGTAGGTGTAACTCCTAGTGGTTCATTTAAACTTGAGGTGGGTACAACAAGTAAGTTTACAGGAGTAGCTACCTTTGGATCTACTTTGTCTAACGGTACTTACTCTTATACTTTACCAAGTGCTACAGGTACATTAGCTTTAGTAGGTGGAGCAGGTGTAGGAACAGTTACAAGTGTTGCTGCTATTACTTTAGGCACAACAGGTACTGACTTATCAAGTACAGTAGCAAACAGCACTACAACTCCTGTAATTACGTTAAACGTGCCTACTGCAAGTGCTACCAATAGAGGTGCTTTAAGTGCAGCAGATTGGACAACATTCAATAATAAAACTAGTAATACAGGTACTGTTACATCAGTAGCTACGGCAGGTACAGTGAGTGGACTTACACTTACAGGTGGTACAATAACAACATCAGGTACTATTACATTAGGTGGTACACTTTCCTTAACAGCAGCTAATGTAAATGCAGTCGGAGCTATAACAAATAGTACATCAGGAAATGCAGCTACAGCAACTGCACTTTCTTCAGGTCAATCAAACTGGTCTGGTACAGGAGTGTTAGGTAATGTTGTAGGTTTATTAGCATGGAAAAACTATAGTAATTCTCACGTTATATTTGATGCATCAAATAGTACTTCTCCAAGTGGAACTTCAGTAAATAATACAAATTCACAAATAGCTTGGAGTGCATTATTACCTACATTAATGGGATGGAATGGAGCTAATACTTATGGTGTTAGAGTAGACTCTGCTAGACTAGCTGATAGTGCTACTACAGCTACTACTGCTACAACAACAACAGGTAATGCAGGTTCTGTCACTTACTTGCCTAATAGAACTGATGTAGCAGCTTATCAAGTCCTTTGGGGATCTGCTTATACAAATGGTATAGGAACTATAGCATACTCTTGTGCTGCAATTACTATTCAATCAAGTACAGGTACTTTAAATGCATCAATATTTAGCGGGTCAGAAGCAAATTTAGGTTATAGCTTACATGTAAATACGGCAAACAATGCTGCAAGTGCAGGTGGAGGTATAACTTTATGGGGGGCAGGTGATACTACTACATCATATATTGGATTTAAAAATTCAACAAGTACAGGGTGGGGTGTTCATGGAGCAATTACTGCAGGTGATTATGCCACATATTTTGTAATGGATACTGTTACGAGAGGTTGGATTTTTAGATACGCTAGTGTAGGAGGTACAAATTTTGCAGGAACAAATGTTGCTTCAATTTCAAATACAGGAGTTATAACAGCTAATGGATATATTGCTGCAGGAGGTGGTGCTAGTGGTGGTTTTGTAAGTTCAACATTTTCAGCAGGATATAATAGAATTTGGTCATTTGGTAATGCAACTTCTTACGGATTAGGTTATTATCAAGGCGGAACTGATTACATTGGGTTTCATTTTGGGGCAACTGCCTCACCACAATTTATTTTTTATCAAAATGGAAATTCAAATTTTTCAGGTACAGTAACAGCTCCAACATTTAGCGGAGCAGGAACAGGACTAACAGGAACAGCAGCTTCATTAAATATTGGTGGTAATGCAGGTACTGCTACTTATACTACTTTTGTATCTTCTCCTGATGGAGGAAGAAATCCTAATACAGCTCCATTACCAAATACAACAGCGAGGGCTTTAAGTTATAATTTTGCATCAGCAACATTTATAACAGGAGCAACAGGTAACTATGCAGGTGTGATGACATATGCTCCTTGGGATGGTACATCTGCAAGTACAGGAGACTCTTCATATCAATTAGCTTTCTGTAATTGGAGTGGAGTAAACGCATCAGGGTTGCCAGGTTTAGCATTAAGAAACGGTATAAACAGTTCTTGGAATAGTACATGGTATCAAATATTACATAGTGGTAATGTTAGTAGCTATACCGCAGGTAATGTTAATAGCATATCAAGTGCAGTAGGTGGTGCTTATAATTGGACAGGAACAAATTATTTTGTATCAAATAGAAATACATCATCAGACTCACCTCCTTTACAAGCGTATTCAAATAATGGAAGTGGTGCTATAATGTCTTTCCATAGAGGAGGATATTATGCTGTAAATATGGGATTGGATTCTGATAACATATTTAGAATAGGGGGATGGTCAGCAGGAGCTAATAGATTACAACTTGATATGAGTGGTAATCTTACGGTTGCAGGTTCAATGTACGCTAGTAGGTTCTATGATTCAGACGATGCAACTTATTATTTAGATGCAAATGGTACATCAGTATTAAATGCTGTTAATTTTTATGGGAATGGAAACTTCTTAACCCAATTACAAACTGCAACCGCTTGTACATTATATATGGGGTCTAATAGTTGGAACGTATATGCTGATTATGGTGGATGGAATTTATTATTAGATAGAAATGGTGGAAGTGCTATTATGTATATGTATGGATTGTATGCCACTGTTGGTAGTGTTTCCGATATTCGATATAAAAAGAATATAACACCTGTTACATACGGATTAAATGAAATATTACAGATTAACCCAATTAAATATAACTATGATTTACCAATAGGAGATATAAGACATGGTGATACAGATAATCATTTAGGTTTAAGTGCCCAAGAAGTTCAAAGTATTATACCTGAAGCTGTACATACTATGAAAGGTAAAGATATGTTAGCAATGACTTATTTAGAATTAATACCTGTATTGATTAATGGTATTAAAGAACAACAAGTTCAAATAGAAGAATTAAAACAATCAATAAATAACTTATCTAATTAAAAATAAAATGGCAAAAACAATCGAACCAATTTCTTCTTGGCAAAATGGCGAAGAAAAAGAAGCAACAGTATTTGTATTAACGTCTTCATACGACAATTTATCTACAAGTGCAAATTTTAATTATCAATTAAATCAACTTATTCCAACTCCACCAAACCCTCCAATGCCTCCAATGACACCTATGTATAATACATTAGTTACAGGGTCATTGAGCATTTCAGGACAGGATTATTTAGATTGGGATGCGGCTACAGATGCCAATGAATGGGCATACAATTGGGCAGCAGGTGAGTTGAAACTTACAATTATTCCAGACTAAGTTATTAAAAATAAAATAAGTTTTTTTAATAAACATTTAATAAACAAAAAATGAAAACAATAACACCCATTTCTATATGGGATAATGGAACAGTACAAGAAGCATCAGTATTAAATACTTATGCTATTAATGTAACTCTTAATAATTCAGCTACCTTTTGGTGGGGATTGTTTAGCACAGTTGATGGTAATATAGCTAATCAGCTATCGCAAGGCAATTTAAATATGTCAGGTGAGGCTTATGCTGAATGGACAATAGATGAATATGCTTGGGATTGGGTAGCAGAACAACTTAATTTAACTATTACAGGTGATTACGTTCCTCCTACAACAAGTACAACAACTACGTTAGAGCCTACTACCACCACATCTACAACAACAGTTGTAATTAAATAAATTATTATTACATTTGTCAATAAATCAACTTAAAATGAAGAAAACTAAATTAACACTTGGAGAAGTTATTGCTCTAGAATCAGAGATTAGTGGTTTAACTAATCAGCAAACTGGAGAAGTTGTGCTTAAAGGTTTACTAGGAGAAAAAATTAACCTAGTAATTAAATATCATTTATCTAAACTAGTAAATTCATTTGCAGCAGATAAGAAGATATTAGAAGGATTACGTGACGAACTCATCAAGAAGTATGGTGAAGAAACAGATAATGGTGGCATTATTGTTGTACAACACTTAGATGAAGCCAAAACTATAATCAATCCTAAATTTGTACAGTTTGCTCAAGAGTATGAAACATTACTATCTGAACAGAAAGAAATTGAACATTCTGTTATTACATTAGAAGACATCAAAGATATTAATTCTGAAGGACGTTATGTTGTATTCCTTAAGTTAATAGAATCTGATATCATCACTCCTACAGAGGAAGTTTAACAATTACATCATTAGCAGATATACCTCTATGGCATTCAAAATGTCTAGGGGTATTTTTGTGTTTGGGGCACCAGTCCCAGTCCCCACGATCAAATTTATAATGAGGATTGTTCCAACATCCATGACACAATGTATCATTTGTTATCCTGATACAACTAAACTCATGATCTTTTTCACTGAAGTTAGCAATCATCACCACTTGTTTACCAAGAGCCCACGCTAACCAGCTGAGGCCTGAGCTGAGTCCTATGAAAAACTGACTATAATATATGGTGTTTATAGTATTATCCATAGAATAGTCTTCTAGTTGTGTACAGTTATCAAAAGGATTCTTTTCTTTAGACACATTAATCACTTTATATCCTTCTTTAACTAGATGATTAATCACTTCTTGCCATCCTTCTTTGGTCCAAAACTTACACCCAGCTGTGGAGTTAGTTGCTATTGTAACATATTTACTATCAAATTTGTTACCAGAAGTGAATGCAATCCTAGGTTTAATCTCCTCAAAATCAAGACCTAATATATTAGTTGCAGCTTGTTGGAGCTTTATAGTATTTGGTAAAGCTGGTTCCTTATTAATATCATAATGCCAACCTAAATTATATTGAGCATAGATGTTACTAACAGGTGTTCCTGGCTTTATAAACTCAAGTTCTGGATATACATTCTCAAACAAATAGTTATGGAATGTACTTACAATAACATCGCAATTATGTTTATTCTTAAACTCTAAACAATAAGGTATCCAGGCTATAGTATCTCCAAGAGAAGAGCTATCAAAAGCAATATAAACTCTTTTGTTTTCTAGACTTAATACATTATTATATATCACCTCATCGTTCTCCCACACTTTAGTTGACCATTTAGTATACCATTGTCTATTGAGCTTCACCCAATGATTAGCTTTTATAGTATTTTCATATTGTAAAATATTATGTTCATCATAAAAACATATTTTAAATACACTATCAGAAGTTCCTTTTATTTCAAGAAATGGATTGTTGACAAAATGTTGATTAATACTTACATTACTCATCTGGGTAGCACTACTAACCACTTGTTTATATAAAGCAATATGATTGTCTCTAAAATTAATAAACTGATTAGTAGGAATAGTGTATGTAACAGGTTCTTCTAACGCTTGTTCTAATTGTTCTTTTAAATTATCACCTATTGGTGTAATGTATCCATCAAACATTCCACAATATTGTGGCAAATCTCTAGCTAATATTTTACACTCATGACCAATAGCTTCTCTAATAACTAAAGGATTACATTCCCAAGTGCTATTAAACATAAATACATCTGAGGCCATTAAGAATTTATAAACATCATCACGTTCTCCCCATATTTTACAATTATCTGGAAGATCTAATATTATTGGATGCCAATAGTCTCTAAAGTTAGGAGCCATGTTTCCTATAAAATGAAACTGTACATCAGGCATTTGTCTTGCTAGTTCAACAGCTTCTTTTTGATTCTTTCCTGAAGTCCATAGTCCAACATTTACAACATGTTCTTTTGAGAAATCAAAATCTAGATCCATCATAGCTTCATCCCATATACATTTTTTATTCTTCAAATCCTCTATTGGAAACTCAATCACTTGTTTATAAGAAATGGTGTTATTAAATGTCTTTAAGTGATGAGGTGTACAGAAAGCATATGCATCTGGATGAAACATTTTATCATTTGGATTGAATGATACATCATGACAAGTTTCAATGATACGATATGATCTGTTATGATTGTATAATGATACGATCATTTCCCTATCTAATCTCTCAGACATTTCATCTATATGGATAATATCAGGTTTCCAATCATTTATAACATCAAACAGTTCCATTTTATTCTCCCATAGTGTACGAAAGTTTGGATTAACAATGTTCATTATTTGATTTCTTTGTACAACATAATCAATACTATAGCATTGATACTCTACAACAAATATTTCTACATCATTATTGCTTTTCAAAGCCTCTATTCTTTTTAATAAGAATGCTGGCATTCCTCCTGTAGATAAATGGGGTGCTAAAAACAATATTTTTAATTTACTATTTAGTTTAGCTATCATTTTATTCATGATTACAGAATCTTTTTCTCCATGAAAGAATAATAAATTTGATTTAGTCTTAGGAATCTTCACCCATTCTCTAACAGTATTATCTTTACCATTAAACCCAATAGTGTCATACACTTCATTGATAGTATCATATGATCCATTCATATATATGTAAGGAAGACCTGTATGTATGTTCTTCTTCCACAATAAAACATTAACAATAGTTTCTTCATGATAGGGAGCATAATGCGTATGGTGGGCTAACACTTCTGGATGAATGCACATGTTATACCACTCATCTAAAAACTCTATACAATTCTGTCCAGATACAAAATAACCAGTTTGTCTATATTTCTGTCTTACATATTGGTTAACATTAAATAACTCACATGCTGGATGTTCTAGTGTTGTAGATAGATCTTTTCTACTAGCTGCTCCTCCTTTACCATTAATTAATAAATATTCATACATACCTTCTACAAAATATGGATGAACAGATTTATTATCAAACATTGTAAATATATTGTCTACATATTTTGTAGCTACACTATCTGCATCTATATAAGCAACAGATTTGGCATAGTTCATTAGAGCATCTTTAACAATAAGTGGACGTTGTATTAACAGCTTGTACACTTTATCATTCGTTCTATCTATATATTTCTGTTTATGAATGATATCTACGTCACATTCCCAATTTATTGTAAGAGCTCCATCAATCTTTAGCTTAGAATTAAGCATATATACTATAACAGGAACATCACTAAATGTCTTTATAGATTTTACACAAGATAGCACTGTGTCAAAATAAGATGCATTTGCATATAATACATATGCTTTTTCAAATTTTATATTTATATACGTATAATATCCATAATATTCATTGTTATATATACATTCTAATTTACTATATCTCTCTTTCATCACATCTATTGTTAGATCTGGTTGATGATGAGTTTCGTATATATTACCCTCATGTTCTCCTTGTTCCATTTTATATGGTACAGCTACTAAACATTCCTTACCACTATTAATAATTGAATTGATCAAGTTTACAGCATCATCCACCTTTAGATGTTCTAATACATCTCCAAGTATAATAAAATCATAATCATCAATATTGAATAATGTAATATCACCAATATAAACATTGTCATATTTTTCTTTAAGATTGTATTTCTCAATATAAGGCTCAAAGATTTCAATAGCATCTAATTTATATCCTGATGAACGTAAAATATCTGAGTATGTACCTATTCCAGGGCCTACATCTAACACTCTGTATGAGATGGGCACATTAGAAATAAACCATTCTTTAACTTCTGGTTTGAAATATGTAAAACTGTAAGGCATAATCATTGGTTTTATTCATCAAATGTAAAAAAACATTTGCAATTCTCAAAACTAATACTTAGCTTTGTTACTCATAGTGTAGATTGCCTTTCTACACATAAAATTAAATTCCCCAAATTAAAAGATGACAAATACTAACGCTGATTTTGCGACTCTCGTAAGTGTATCAGGTGCAATGCTAAGTATTGCTGATATACAACCAATGGTAACTTTAATAGCTTCTCTGGTAGCTATAATAAGTGGATTTTTTGCCATTAGGTATTACATTAAAGCAACTAATAAAATAAAATGATTAAGAATGGAATAATATTTATTTTAATTTTATTGTCTTTGTTTTTGTTTGAATTTAGAATTCCAAAAACAACAACTGTCACTAAAACTAAAATAGATACAATAGTCACTACTAAAACTTTAACTAAATATACTAAAGGAGACAACATACCTTTTAAAGTTTTAGATACCATTTTCACTAATATTTATAAAGAAAAACATGATACAGCCTATATTGTTAAAGATTATAACCAAATTAAAGAGTATACAGACAGCATCAAGCAAGACAGTAACCTCTTTGTTATCAAAGATACCATCAGTCAAAATAGAATCATTGGGAGATCATTTAAAGCCCAAGTCCAAGAAAAAACAATAACAATTACAAATAACATTACTAATAAATCTAAATCTGCTTTATACTTAGGATTGAGAAGCGATATAAGCACAGATTACACACAAGTGAATCATAACTTCATTATAAGTTTAAAGACACGTAAGAAAGGCTTATTTAATATTGGATATGGAATGTCAGGATATTCAGTAGGGTATTCATTGAAATTATAAAGTTTAAGCAAGATAACATTGGAAAATTTTATAAAAAATTTTTTAGAGGGGGGGTGGGTAGTTTTACTCATTGGTGCAGCTGGAATGGTTGCTCGACTTGTTACAACAAGTGAGAATAAATCAGGAATAGATGTAACAAAAAAGATGATAAGTGCAATGATAGCATCTTTGATTGCATGGTTTGTGATGGAGCAATTTGAGATTAGTTCAATGTATAAAGCTATTACCTATGGACTGGTTGGGTTAAATAGTCCTGAGATAATAAATGGAGTGCTAAAACTAAGTGGACAGTTTGCTGCTGACCCAATGTCTTTTATAAAAAAAGAGCAACCTAAACCAACAAGAAGAAGGAAATGAAAAATATATTACTCATTATATTAACTGCTATAATTTTAGCTATTGCAGGATTTGGTAAATATGTAGAACATACTATAAAGCAAAGTGCTACAAGTATTTATGAAGATAGATTAGTTCCACAACCTTACCTAAGTAGGAAGTTTGATTATTATGGATCAACTATACAAGATCAAATTAAAGTAATAAAGGGTGGTAAGATTGATTTAATTTCTATTCAAAAAGAAAAAGAAATAACAGATACAATGTGGGCTGCTTATTTAAATACATATCAAACTCCAGAAGAAAAAGAAATAAGCCAAAAAGCTGAAATGTATATTGAGATAGCAGATGAATTCTTTGTAAAAATTACTTTAGATGAAATTATTACAGATGATGAAGCTAAAGAAATGGATGCAAAAATCTATCCTGTATTAAAATATGTAAATGAATTAATAGATATACAAACTAAAATTGGAGCAAGAGAAACCAAAGAAATGATTTCTCTTCTTGATAAGTTTTCTAGTTTTATAATAGGAGCAATTGCACTTGCTATTACTCTGTTAGGTTCTATTGTTTATGATATGTTTAAGAAACCTGCTTTACCAAAGAAACCACTAAGAAAAGTGGCAGTTAAAAAGGTGGCAGTAAGAAAAGTGGCAGTTAAACAGAAATGAGATTAATATTTATTTTATTATTTTTTATTGCTTTAGAATCAAAGGCTCAGTATTATATAATGGCTGCTCCTAATGTAGCGTTTGATACTAAGCTTCAGGACACTAAAAACTTATTAGGTGGAACTATTGAAGTGGGAAAGTATTTTGGGAATACAGCAGTGGGAATTAATAGTGGTTGGTGGACATTTGACAGAAAGGATTTTTATCAAGAAGCTATGGCCACCTTTCCTATTTATGAAAGGTTTAGTGTAAGTGCAGCTATTGGATATTTTTACTATCATAAAGATATTACGATGGAATATGATTTCAATTATACAATACCATTAAAAAAAGAATATTCATTTGTTTTAAGTTATGGTGCTCAGAGTGCTTTTGGAGATACATTTGCATCATACTCTATAGGTATTAATAAGGACTTTAAAATTAAATAATATGAAACAGTTTTTTTGTGATGAAAGTGGAAGTCTAAGCATGAAGCGTTTATGTGGATTGTTATGTGTAATAGCTTTATGCGTTACTATGTACCATAATTCGTTTAGTGAAGAACACACTGCACCATCAACAATATTAGTAGAATCAGTAGCCTTATTGGCTTTTGGATGTTTAGGATTAACCTCAGCTGAAAAGATATTTAAGAAATGAAACTATCAGAGAATTTAGATTTGTCAGAAGTGACTAGAAGTGAATCTGCTAAAAGAAGTGGTATAGATAATATGCCAACAGAAAAACATTTAGAAAGCTTAAAAATACTAGCAACTAATATCTTTCAACCAATTAGAGAACATTTTAAAGTTCCAATACATATAAGTTCAGGATATAGAAGTGAGAAGTTAAATAGACTTGTTCCTGGTACATCATTAACTAGTCAACATTGTTTAGGTGAAGCTTTTGATATTGACATGGATGGAACAGCAATTAAGAATAGTGAAATCTTTAAATACATAAAAGATAATTTAAATTTTGATCAGCTTATTTGGGAGTTTGGTGATGATACTAATCCTTCATGGGTACATGTTAGTTATAAGGCTAATGGTAAACAGCGTAAGCAAATCTTAAAAGCCATTAAAAAGAATGGTGATACAAAATATATTCCTTATAAATAAACCAACCAATGGCAAAGAAAGCAAATATAATAAAGGATAAAGGTAAAGTGACTTTTGGTAAAAGACGTATAGGAAAACATTCTAAAACTACCAATAAACATTCATCTCCTAGCTCTAAATATAGAGGTCAAGGAAGATAACTAATTTGATTATTATTTTATAACTAGTTTAGTTATACTAAATTATTGTAAAGCATTAATTGTTACAATAAACATCATATTTTTGTATAATGAGTATACCTAATAAACAAATAGGCTGGAGTCAAGAATCCAATCTGCTGTGGCAAGTAGCTTCTCAATTAGAGGAGCTTACATGTGTTACATGTAATATTATGGGTACTAGTGGAACTTCTGGTACATCTGGATATGATGGAGATAGATTTAGAACTACATCCACTACTGAATTTACATTAGGTGTAAGTACAACAATTGTTGTAGAACCTGGATTGGCTTATACACCAGCTCAAGATATTATTATAACATATAATGTTGGTAATCATCAAACTTGCACTGTTGTAAGTTATGACATTAACACTGGTGTAATGGTAATTGGTCCTCCTGTTACAGTTACAGGAAGTGGAACATATTCTCTATGGACTGTTAACTTAGATGGAGCAGCTGGTGGAGATGGTTCTTCAGGAACTAGTGGTACTTCAGGAGTTAATGGAACTAGTGGAAGTTCTGGTAGTTCAGGAACTAGTGGTACATCAGGAAGCTCAGGAACAAGTGGAGTGAATGGAGCTGCTAGTGGTTATTTAGGATCTTTCTATGACACTACAAATCAAACAGGAGTTGCAGGAAGTGTTCTTACAATGGGTCTTAATAATTCAGATCCATGGAACAATGGAGTATCTATAGTTTCTGGTTCTCAAATAACAATAGCTAATCCTGGTGTATATAACATAGCATTTAGTGCACAGATGGTAAAAAATAGTGGTAACACTGCTACACATATACATATTTGGTTAGCACAAAATGGTACAACTGTACCTATTAGTGGTTCACAAATAGGTTTTCCTTCCAACTCTGTGTATGTTGTACCAGCATGGAACTTCTTTTTTAAAACAACCACTGCTAATGAATATGTACAACTTAAATGGGAAATAAATAGTAATGCAGATAATGCAATAGTGATGACATCAGCTCTAGCTACAGGAAATATTCCTGCTATTCCTGGATTAATTGTAACAGTAAACCAAGTAGGATAATAAATATAAAATATAAATAAAATGAAAATTCCAAACAGGCAAATAGGTTGGAGTCAAGAAAGTAATTTGTTGTGGCAAATCAGTAAGCAATTAGAATATCTTATTAAAGTGACAGCTAATCTTACTACTACCACTACAACTACTACAGTAGCTCCTTAATACAAATAAAAAACCAACCAACTACATATATGAAGAAAGAACTTAGATTTCTTTGCTCTCAGCCTGATGACACCTATTACACATGGCAGGTACATCTATGGCTTGAAAGTTTAAAAAAACTTGGACACTCAGATAAAGCCACTGTATTAATATACATCCCTGACTTTAGAGAAAAGAATACTAGATGGGAAAAGATAATTGATCTATATCCAGAAACAGAATTTGTTTTCTATAAAGATGTAGATAAAGTGAGTAAACTTCTAAACATCTATATACCAATCATTAGGCCTTATGTTCTAATGAGATATTTTAGAGACCATCCTGAAATGAAGGATAAAGCTGTATTCTACTGCGATAGTGATATAGTTTTTACAGAAGAGTTCAATATTGATAAGTATATAGATGATGACATAAGTTATCTATCAGATACAAACAGTTATATCAATGCTTCATATTTTGATAGTAAAATAAAAGATGTCCTTCCTGAAAAGCTAGAAGCTTATAAAGAAAGAGACATACTACAAGAGATTACATCTTTAAATGGTATATCAAGAGAAATAGCAGAAGCTAACAACTTACATTCAGGAGGAGCTCAATATCTATTAAAGAACATAGATGAACAATTCTGGAGTGATGTAATGACAAGTTGTTTAGTTATTCGTACACACTTAAGAAATATCAATCAAGAGTTCTTTCAAGATGAGAATAAAGGATTTCAAAGTTGGTGTGCTGATATGTGGGGGGTGCTATGGAATATATGGAAAAGAGGAGGACAAACAATAAACACTCCAGATATGGAATTTGCTTGGAGTTCTGATCCTATTGAGAAACTTGAAAGAACAACTATATTACATAATGCAGGAATAACTGATCCATTTATGGGAGGAAGTTATCCAGCATTTTATAAAGGAACATATCACACTGGTAAAGATCCATTTGATGATCCTCATTTAGAAATAGTTAATAATAATGAAGAAACTAAAAAACGTTGCAATCATTATTATCTACAACAACTTCTTGAATTAAAGAAGAAATACAACCTTAAATATGAATAAAGATTTTGTAGCCCTGGTTGCTAGAAGTCTTGCTTAATTTATATAAATAAAGAAAATTTTTATTCACAAATTAAAAAAATTAAAAATGGCAAATGGTAACAATCAACGCTTAAAAGCGTATGTAAGATTTGATGGAACTGGTAGAGTGGTAGCAGGATCTCTTATTCTTAGAAAAAATAAACCTAAAGTGGGTAATTGGCATGAAATTACAGCATATGAATGTTGTAATTATACCACCACCACTACAACTACAACTGCAGCACCTACAACTACTACAACCACTACAACTGCAGCACCTACAACTACAACTACTACTACAGAACCAAGATAATAATGGCAAAATCATTTTTTCCAGAAGATATGATGAAATCTTCTTCTGAAGAATTGACATTGGAAACTATAGCTGGAAAGCTTACATATTTTCATGAGCAATTACATCTATTGCATTGGCAAACTCAAAGTTATGCTACACATAAAGCTTTAGGAAAATTGTATGAATATGTACAAGATTTTAAAGATGATGTAGTAGAGAAGCTTATGGGATATTTAGGTAAACGTCCTGGTGTTTTCAAAATAGAGCCTCTATCTAATGCATCCTCTATGGATGTTGTAAAAGATTTAGGTGTGTTTGCTTCTCAATTAAAAGCATATGGAGAGGTTAATAAGTTTCATGATGTATGTAATCTAGCAGATGCACTATCTGGAGAAGCAGCTAAAACTAAATATCTATTAACACTTTCTTAGAATTGTGCAAATAAATAAAAAGTTTTTTCCAGAAATACTTCCAGATAATGAAGAAATGTATTTTTCTCATTTAGAAGGAATAATAGATTCAGTAGATGAACTATCTATATTAGAAATAACTAAAGGGCCCAATGCTTATATATTTAGACTAGCACCTAGTCTACCTAAGTATAACCCAATGTTATTGGAAGAAATATTAAAGTTTCACAACATGTTTAAAATTAAATTAGATTTATCAAAAAGCATTAAAGCATCAGCTACCATCTCTTTTCAAATAAGTCTTGACAATTAGTATATTTACAACTTAAACCAAAAACTATAATTATGTCAAACAACATTTACAACCCAAGCAAAAAGTACACATGGGGTCCAGAAGATCAATTCAGTCTTAAAGGTGATGAATTTGGTCTTATTTTAAATAGCCTTAGAGCTGTATTAGGAACACCAGAAGCAAGTAGAATTATGTTGGCTCACCAAGCTAATGAAATCATTGAGAAGATGGTGGAAAGAGCTGTTAACGATGGTGTTGCTATTGAAGTGGTAGAAGAATAAAATTATAAAAAGATGGCAAAACAAATGATAAAACGTGCTGATGGTTCTGTTTCTCAAAGAGGACTTTGGGATAACATCAGAGCTAATAAAGGATCTGGAAAGAAACCTACAGCTGCTATGCTTAAGCAAGAAAAGAAAATCAAAGCTAAAGGCAAATGATCTTTGAGCCTAGTAATAGGCTTGATGTAACCACTCCTAAAGGAGATGGTATAGTGTGGCTCGTTACAGAGCTAGGTCACGAAACTGATACAATCTACACTATTATAATTAACGAAACTGGTGAGCTTTGGCAGTTTACGCATCGTGACATAATTGTTAAACCTAACATAACATTCAGAAGATATGAAAAAAGTTAAAAAAATGCAAGCTGGTGGAGTGGCTAAACCTGCAAAGCGTGTAGGACCTGTTGATCCTGATGGTGCTTGGACTAAAGTGCAAGAACGTACAATAGCTGGAAAGAAAGCTCCAAAGGTTCCTTTGAAAAAAGATAAACAACTTGGTGCTACCAAAATGAAAATGGGTGGTAAGATGAAAAAGAAATAATCATGCCAAAGGCTAAGGATAAAAATTGGATACAGAAAGCTGTAAACCCAAAACATAAAGGGTTTTGCACTCCTATGACTAAAGCTACATGCACTCCTAAAAGAAAAGCATTAGCTAAAACATTTAAAGCTATGGGAAGAGCTCGTAAAGCTAAATAATAATGAATAACTTATGCCCTATACATTTAGTTCTTTTAGATATTACAGGACAATGTATTCAATGTATAATAAGTAATAATAAATAATGGGAAGTATTAGAAAGCCAGGTCCATACAATCCACAAAAAGCAACAGCTTATGTAGGAAAAGGTGTTCTTAAAAATGGTGACACTATTCCTGCTATTAAAGGAGCCATCACTCCTGTACCTAATGGTCCTCTTATTAAAAAGAAAGGACCTTTTAAAGGAAGCACATTAAAGAATGGTGGAAGTGTTGTAAAGGTAGGGGGACAAACACATAAAGTGTTTAAAAAGAAAGTAGATAAAGGAATTGGTAATAAAGGTGATATAGTTGTTGATCACACAGCTGGTCCTTCTGCAGGAAAGTGGGATAAGATTAACCTCACTAAGAAATCAAAAGCTAAAACTGTTAAACAAGGTGTTGCTTCTGTAAGGAAATGGCACAAAGATAATCCTGACTATTATGACAAAAAGTCCAGCATGGCAAAGAAAAGAAGGTAAAAATCCTTCTGGTGGATTAAATGCTAAAGGCGTAGCTTCATATAGAAGAGCTAATCCTGGAAGTAAACTTAAAACAGCTGTCACTACTAAACCTTCTAAACTTAAGCCTGGAAGTAAAGCTGCAGGTAGACGTAAGTCATTTTGTAGTAGAATGTCAGGGATGAAAAAGAAATTAACATCTGCTAAAACAGCGAGTGATCCAAATAGCAGAATAAATAAATCTTTACGTAAATGGAATTGTTAACTAATTTAAAACATTAATATAATGGCAAAGAGTAAACTTCAAACTAAAGCAGACATTCGTATGGCTGATCTTTTAGACAGACAAGATGGTGTAGGTAAATATGCTCCTAAAAAGAATAACGCTATTAATAATTCTGTTAAAAAATCTAAATCTAATTAAAAAATTAATATAATGGCAACAATGAAAAAAATTCCTGCTAAGAAAATGCAGATGGCAAAAGCTAAAAATGGTAAATCATTTCCTGATCTTAATAAAGATGGAAAGATTACTAAAGCTGACATTCTTAAAGGACGTGGTGTTATAGCTAAGAAAGGTGCTTCTGTTAAGAAAGCTAATTTTGGAGATGTATTAGGTAAAGTGGCAAAGGTGGGTGGTTTTGGTTTAGCTGGAATGGCTGCTAATAAACTATTTGGTGGTAAGAAGAAAGAAGC